GGCGGGCCACCTCCGCTTCTCCAATGCCTTCATTCCGCATCGTCTCCACGTACTCGGCCTGCTCGTAAAGCAAAATGGCATACATCGCCTGGGCGCGGGAAACCTTCAACGTCTCTCCCTTCTTGCCCTGGCGCACCACATCCGCCTTCGCCGTAATATTCTTCCGCCTCCTGGCCCGTCCGTCTCCGGCCTTCACCAGTTCATCCAACTCGGCAAGCTGCCGGCGCATCTCCGGAATAAGAGCTTCCGGTACGGACGCCTTGTCATCGGAAAGCCCCCGGTCATTGTACTCCTTCTTGATCGCCTTGCGCCGCTCCTCCCTCTCCTCAAAAGACAGGCTTACCCACTCGCGGGCCTCGGCAATCTTCACCGTGCGTTCCACCTTCACCAGCGGATTCAGCGCCACGCCGGAATCCCCGGTCTTCTTGAAATCGGACAGAGCTTTTGCCACATCCCTGGTGCGCTGCACGCCAAAACACCGCTTAACCAGAGCTGTCACCTCCCGGTCCCGCGCATGCTTCATATTCCTCAACGCCACATTCGCCTCGGCAATCGCAGTAACCTCGCCATGAGCCAGATCGCGCAGGGCGGGAATCCTCTTCCATCCATTCAACATCTGGGAATAGGACTGCAAGCCGTACTTGAGATACTTGGCCACCTTCGTTTTCGTGGACGCCTTCGCATCCTCCTCCGCGTTGCGTCCTCCCTGGGGCGTGGCCTGTCCAAGCCCCTCCACAATCTTCTCGGCCTTGAACTTAGTCCGGCGCCTCTCCTCGTCCAGCCTGGCAGACCAGGCCGTCCGTCCTGTCGTGATAAACAGGGCAAGGGCACGCACACAGGCGCGCGTCTGCTCCAGCCCCATACCGGACAAATGTCCGAACGTATGCCAATCCTTCAGCTCCAGCTCGGCGGCATCCCGCTCCTCGTCGGTGGACTGGTTGCTGGAAAGCACGCCCTCCAGTTCCAGCATCCGCTTCTCTTTCGCCTCCAGGTCCGTATTCATCATAGAAACCATCCCGTGCAAATGCCTGTAATCCTCCGCACTCAACTTTCCCTTATTGAACTTCCCGCTCGCCTTCTTCGTCGGCTGCACAGCCTTGATGCGGGCAACCATCTCCGCCCGCAGCTGGTCGATGGCATATCGGTCCGCCTGTTCCAGCGTGCGGGCCAGCAGCTTGTCGATCACGGCATCCATGCGCTCGCTGGTATCGTCCATCAGCGTCTCCTTCTTCAGCTCTTCGGAAAGCCATGCCTGGCCGTCCTCCAGACGGGTGGCGAGATTCTCGGCGGCTCTCATGTAGGGATAAAGACCGAACCTGTATCCCTGCGGCAGCGTCTTGTAAATAGACGCCACCACAGCCATGACGCGCCCGAACGCCTCTGCTCCGTCCCCCTGCTTCAAATCGTTGGCCGCGCAAACCCGGCGCCATGTTTCCAGTGCCTTTGCCGTCTGGTTGCGCAGGACATTCAGACGGTTCTTTTGTGCTTCCTGTTCCAGCGTCACCCAGATACTTTCTCTTGTAGCAAGGGAAAAACTCGCCGTCGGGTCCATGTTCTGTGGTTCCCTCCCTGCTTTTCGGACAAGATCATCTACTTCCACTTTGGAAAGTATGCGCCTCACCTTCATGGCTCCTGTAATAATCCACGGGTCGGTCTGCGGATTCGGGTTGGTGCGGTATCGGTAGAAACCGTCCTTCGGAATACGGGGGAGCCCCGCCAAAGAGTGTTGGAACTTCCCAGACGGATTGATACCATGGCTCATGGCCTCCTGCTGGTAATCGTGATCCGCTGCATACTCCACTTCCGCCCAAACAAAATCAGCGGGGAACAAATCTCTCTCCCCCGTCTGTGGGTTCCGGCGGTTAAATTGCAGCGCATAGGGAATCTCCCCAAGATGCCAGCCCGGCCTATAGGCAAGAGTGCCGCTTCCTCCCTGTGTGCCTTTTCCCCCAGCCTTCACACGGGGTCGTCCCGTCTTGCTTACACCGGCGCGCACTCCCTCGTCGGCGTCCAACCAGACACCGACAGGCGTATCCTTTCCATCTGGATTGGCGACCATTGGAGGATAGAGTTTCCCATCCTTACCCCGATAAAAAACCTTATACCCAATTCCTGTATTCTTAGGCGGTTCTTCGGTTCGAATGGAAAACGTAATATCCGGGTTTTCTCCGTCAAACGTACCTCGGTTATCCGTGGCAGACTTGATTTGTGTAGAATCGAAAGCGATTAAAATGACACTACCCGGCACACTGCCTCTGATGCCGTCATTTTCCGCATCCAACATCAAATCGTTAGGAGCGGGATTCCTGATATTAAGGAAACATTCGAGGATATTTCTTCCATAACTCTGTGCCGTATAGTAATCCGCGGCAAAATAAAACCCGTCTCCGTAAAGATTCTTTCCCTTGTTTTTCTTGGCGCCGCCTGAACGCATCATGCTTTTCTCAAACACCGTAAAGCCTTGATGCCGCGTCCCGTGATACACCACCCTCGGTTCCCCGTTCTCGTCCACCACCTTGGAAGCATGCTCCGGGTCATGCTCCCAATCCCCAAACCAACGCTTAAACGCCTCCGTGCGCACGGAAAGCCACTGATCCTCCGTCAGGTTCGTATCCTCCCCGTTGGGAGCCTTCAGGAACGTACCCGCAGCCACAGCTTCCTGCCTGATTGCCTCTTCTTCCGGAGATAGGGAAAACGTTGCCGGAACAATGGCGCCGTCGTCAAACCGGCATTCCACTTCATTCACGTTGACAACACGCGCCCCTTGTGGTAAGGAAAAACCATCTCCCCCGCCAGCGGATTGGGACGGCAGAGCGGCCTTGCTTGCCGATCCTGGACCTAGGCGCGCGGTGCCGCTATTCGCGTTTGCAGGTTGTCGCTCTGCAAGGGGGAGCTTCTTTCCCATCGGCTTCTTGCCCTGCCGCACCGGATAAGCTGAAACAATGGAATAAAACCCGTCTTGACGGTCCAGTTGCAGCAGCATCCATGAAGAAGGCTGCCTTCCCTTGACCAGCAGCTCACGCCCGGGCGCCACCTCGTAAAGCTCGCTCACATTCGCCAGAATGGAACTGATATAGCGTTCCGGGGAACGGTCCTTCCAGAAGGAAAACCCGCGGGAAGCCAGAATATGCGTCAGGCCGTAGCCGCGATGCTCCCCGACATCGGAACCCACCAGCAGCCGCACCGGCATGGAGGGCTGCCCCTTGCGGCGAGGAATCACAAACCAATCAGGGCTTCCGTCTTCCCGGGTGACGAACGTCTCCGGCTCCAGGACAGTTCCGGAGCTATCCATGGCGACCACGGAAAAAGTCGCCCCGGAAACGGGCACATGCTCGAACGGATTCACCTCGCTCGTACCGTCCCAGGCAAGGGCGCGGTCATGAAGGCGCAGCGCCGGGTCATGGGACTGCCACGCCCCCTTGGCCGCTTCCAAATCATGGATGGCCGCATTCAGATCGGCGTCCGTCTCCAGGCGGATGCCCATCTTGCCCGCCAAATCCTTGCGCCGGCTGATGCCCCTGGACTTCTTCAGGAGGGACAGGCGTTCGGCAATCAGGGCAATCCCCCTGGCCGTAAAGCGGGCCACCTTTTCACAATCTTCCTGCCAGGACGTATCATTGCCGAATAAATCAAATGCCTCACCTTCCCGGGATTTCTCCGCAGCCACCCGGTCGGCCTCCTTCACATAGGCTGCCACGTAATCCCACGGCTTCCCCTTCTCGCGCAGCTGCAGGGCAAGCATCTGCCCCGCCTCCGTTCCAGACAGCCGGCAGATACGGTGCGCCTCATGATCCGTAATCACCCCGTTCTTCAGGCGGGTAAACACCTCATCCCCAGCCAGGGTGGCAATATCCCAGCCCATCACATTGGCGGACCCGGGGCGCAAATACCCCTGGGCCTCCATCTCGTCCCGGCCCATATTGGAATTCCTGACAAAAAAGGCCACCTCCAGCGCGGACGCCTGGCCGTCCAGCATATTCTGCCCGACGTCGTGCATCTTCGCCCAGGTGGCGTCATGCGCCTCGTCTTCCTGATACACGTAGGCCGGAATAAACTCCACCCCGTCGCGCACGGCCAGATCGAACCGGTGCCGTCCGGTAATCACATGCAGGGCTCCATCCCTGCGCCGCCACACGGAAACGGGCTGGGCATCTTCCCGGAACCTTCCCTGGAGCTCGCGCCCCTTCACGGCCCCGCGTTCATTATGATCCCCCTGCTTGAACTGCTCCACGTCCGGAGCCAGGGCCAAGGCATCCACTCGCACCTGGGCAAACACACAGTCCGGAGCCACCCGCACAAACGCATGGTCCCGGAACTCCGCGCCGGTCTCCTCGTCGTGTTCGGCCTCTTCTCCCACCCCTTCCAGGGCGCCGCCGGCATCCTCCACCAGCGGAGCGGGGAAAGCCGGATTTCCGGCAACGGGGGGCGCTCCTTCCTCATCCTCCGCAGTCTCTTCCACATCCTCCGCGGCGTCCATCTGCGCCATCGTCTCTTCCAGCGCCTCCAGTTCCCCCAGTGTCAGTGTGGCATCCCCCGGAACCCTCCCGGAAACAAGGTCCGCGTGAACCATCTCCACATCCAGCCCCTGCGCGGCATCCATCCGCGCCTGGCGGAAAACGCTCTCCGTACTCACGCCCACAGCTTTTAGAGCGTCTGCCAAACCTCCATGTTCTTCCATGAACTTCTTTCCCTCGTCTGTAGCTGCAAACTCATTCCATTGTTCTCCAACGCGCATGATGCGGGCGGAATCCTCCAGATTTTTCAGAGCGAACTCTGCGGTGTCCTTCACCCACTGGGGCACGGGCAGGTTCTCAATATCCGCCAGAGAGGAAGACAGGGACAGGCTGGAAAAACTCTCCACCACGTCCGAGGCATCATGTGCAGGACCTTCATACGTCCCCAGACTCACGCCATACCTTCCCAGCACGGCGTCCGCCGCCTGCAAATGCTCCCACAAATCCTGCCAGTCCTTCCCGGTCAGGTTCATGTAATGGACCAGGGCGGACTCCTGCACATCCTCCATCACGTTGGCCGTCCGGGCATGGCCTCCGGCGTAAAGCAGCAGGGAACTTCCCGGGTCGGCCGCCATCGTGAACCGGTGGGCGGCGCTGGCCGCCGTCGTGCCGCTCCTGATCTCCTCGGACCTTTCCCTCGTTATCTCACCGGAACGCACCCCCTGCTCAAGACGCCTCTCAAAAGCCGCCGCCAAATCGGCAATAGAACCAAGCTGTACTTTCCCCATCACTTCGGCATCCGTCCTGCTTCTGGCCTCCTGGAGGGACACGCCCTCTTCCCGGACAATCGCGTCAATCCGTGCTTGGGCACGGGCGGCTACATCCATGAACCCGGGAACGGTCATCCCTCCGGTTTCGGCCGCCGCTCTTCGGTACTCCGCAGGCGCTTCCTCGGAAAGCATATCCAGCGTCTCAATAAAATCCATCTTCCCGGCTTCTGAAACGACGGCATTCCCAAGCACGGCATCCTGCATCATGCGAACCCCATTCAGATAGGCTCCTTGCAGCACTACTTGAACCAGGGCGCCCGTCTGCTCCTCGCTCATCTCCACGGTCCTGTCTTCCTCCATCTGCACGCCGTTTACTTCGGCGCCTTCCCGCAGGCTCACTTCGTACCTGTCTGTTCCTTCCAATTTGCGGATGCTGCCGATATTGGCCTTCTCCAGCACCCTATCCAGGGCGCCGGACATCTGGTACAGCCGGGCTTCCTGCCGTTCCGCCAGCTCGGCGCCGGCCCTCCGCGCCCGTTCGGCGGCTCCTTCGGGGTCCTTTAAAACATCAGACTCGAAATAACGCTGGGCCAGGGCGGCCTTGTGCTCCATGGTTGAAAAGGACGCCATTTCCTCGGCGTGCTTCTTCGTATAACCGGCCAGCTGGGCCCGCTGGGCATCCATCACGAACGCCGCCACCTCCTGTTTCAGCCTGGGGGCGTGGCCGGCGGCCATGGCCGCCACGAACAAGGCGCACCCGCCGGACTGCTCCACATCCCCCATCGCCTGCAACACGGGCCCCACCACCTCGAAATCCTTCGGCTTCACCTCCGCGCCCACCAGGCCGGAAAGCTTGCGGGCCGTCCACTCGAACACCTCCCCGGCCAGAGGTTCCGCGCCCATCTCTTCCACGTAGGCAAACGCCGGGGCGGAAAGCATCTTGCCGGTTCTTGTCCCTGCAAAAAACGTGCGTCCCGGCACCTTCGCGGCCAGCCTCGCCAGAGCGCCGGTTCCTGTTTTGGTCAGCAGCTTGTTGATGGCCCCCATGCGCCCGAACACGGAAAACACCCCGAACCCTTTTTCCTCCACCGTGTTTCGCAGGCCGTTGATCGTCACGTCCACCAGGGAATCCCCGTTGCGGGCGGCAGCGTTGCCTGCGTGCCCCATATCCCCGGCCAGGGCCAGGGCCCAGCCTCCGGGAGCCATGTAGGAAAGGCTTTGTCCGGTAATATTTCCGGCTCCGTTAATCGCCTTGACGTACCAGGACGCATCGGGACTCGTGCCGCGCATCCGCTGGCCGAACTCGTGCATGACATCCTGCATCGTGTTCAGTGCCCCGCGCCTTTGCTCGTAACGGTCGTAGAGCTGCCTTTGTCCGTCAAACGTCCCCTTCATGCCCAGCGCGGACGCCACCGTCCCAGAATACAGGTTTTCCACGCCCTCCATCCCCGGCACATCACGCACGGCCTGAATCGTCTTGATGCCCAGGCTTTCGGCGCCGCGCACCGTGTCGGCAAAACTCCCGTACAAATTGCGCCAGAAAGCTGTGCTATCCGTCTGGCTCTCCTGAACCTTCCGGTCAACCGCGGTCATCAGCAGCCTCAACGCCTGCTGGTCCAGCACCTCGTTCCCGTTGACATTCACCGTGAGCAGATCGGCCATGTCCAGCGCGTCGGAACGCCAGACATCCTCAAATCCTCGTCTCTCGGCAAAAGCATACGCCCGGCGCGCCCTCATGATAGAATCGGCGGCCTCCTGCGGCCTCTCGGCATACTTCAGCAAATCAGCAGGGCACGCATCCCAGTTGCCTTCCTTCCCCGCAACGCAATCCACCATCCGGCGGGAAATCTCTTCCTGTTCCTGCCGTATCAACCTCAGATTTTCATTATAGGCATCCAGGTCCTTCTGATGCCTCCCCTGAAAATCCTTCCATATTTGGTCTGCTGTGACAACACCTGTCCCCCACAAATTGTTGGCGTTCTTGTAAATTTGATGCCCTATATCTCTATCGCCGTCACCGATAGTCTCCATTAGACGATTCCCAAGCATATAGGCTCGGTCATGTTCATTTGCCAAATCCAGGCGGTTCAGAGTGTCTTGGCCCCAGAGCTCTGTGGCTTTCTTTCTACCCTCTTCATCCATGGCCCCGGCCCGCAGTACATCCATCAGCCGTGCTTGCTTCTCCCTCCTGCGTTTCTCTTCACGCTCCGCCATGCCGTACATCATCGTAGCCCCCTGTTCGTACAGGGCTTCCAGCTCCGTTAACTGTGGGCGGAATTCCGTTTCGGGCGCATCTACTGGAGCTGGAAATATGGAAGGAGTAGTTTCCATCACGTCGCTTCCACTCAAAAGGTTGTTGTCTGGTTCCTGATGAAGAGCGGTCGCGGTTTCAATGGCTGCCTCCGGAGTTTCAAGCATCTGCACAGTGGCGTCAGTATTAGTTTCCGCAAAAGACGAATAGTCCATAAAATATTAAATGTTAGTATTGTAAATTATTGAAGGGGAGGAAGAAGTGAATTGGTCGTACCTGCATCATTGGTGTAGACGGAAGAAACGGGGGTAGCCGTCTCCGCTGGAAGAAGTCCGTAATCATCAGGGGGCGCTCCGTCGCCATATCCCAGATACTCTCTCTTGAAAAACTCCTTCATTTCAGGACTTGCGGGGGAGATCGTCACATTCACATCCATCTTGGAGGAAAACGTCATCCGCAGCTTACTGGCACCGGATAAGGTCAACTGCGGGGAACTCTCCTTGGTGTAACCCACCACAGGCAGCGGCTTCCCGCGGCGGGAAGAAGAGGAAGAGGGAACTAGGGCGGCCAGACCGGAAAGATCATCTCCAAATCGCCCTCTCATGCTTTCAGGAAGGAGAATACCGGCGGGGGCATTTGTATTCACAGTATCCACGGAAACCGTGGCGGGGAATGTAACAGGCTTCCGCAACACCTCCTTTTGCTGTAGAGCCTGTTTCTCAGCTTCAGCCAACTTCTTGGGGCCTGCGCTAAATCGCTCTTTGTTCCAGTCCCTCCATTTTTCGCTGACATTTTGCTGGTATTCATTCAGCAATCGCCCGCGGCTTGGAACAACCAAATCATTGCGACCAGTAGTCTCTCTTAAAATAGTCTGAAGCATGTCCTCCTGCAAAACATAGGAAGGCTCCTTCCCGCTTCCTTGCTTCTCTCCCTCATACCAAGCCTCAAACCGTTCACGCACGGCAATCTCGGTCTTGGCGGCAAGATTCTTTTGCAGGTTCTCAATCTTCTCTTTCTTGTACTTTTTGGTCCACGTGTCTTCACTGTCCTTCGGCATGTCGGACCCTTTGGCGGAATCAGCATAAAGTTGATAGGCACTCTTCGCCTCGGCGTCAAGGGTGCCAATGGCGTTATTGTAATCCGCCTGACGGAACAATGGAGCTCCCTCCATCTCCTTCATGCGCTCGGAAACCTTCAACATCGGATATTCCTCCTTGCGCTTGGCAAGCTTATCCATGCGGTTAAGCACATCCTGCTTGAACTCGCTGGATTTCCCGTACTTCTTGCAGAGGCGAATTACATCTTCCTTTTTTGATGCAAAGGCTGCGCCTTCCTCGCCGGCTTGAACCATATCTGCCACCCTGTAAATGAAGGAATCAATTTGAGGAGAACAGGCTTCAAAATTGCCATCCCTGGAAAGAACATCCAAAAACCCAACCTCATCGGTGTACATGGGACCCGACATCATCACATCAACAGCATTCTGTTTGGTGCTCTGCGACTTTGGCTTGGAAGCCATCTGCTCAATCAACTCCGTCAGCCTGCTGTCGTCCTGGCGCCGCAAAGACCGCATCATCTCATCCTGCTCGGCGGCGGAAAAAAGGCCGTCCAACTCCCCGCGGTTGATCTTTTCAGCGGCAAGGTCCGGATTGGTTGCGGATAGATTACCAAAGTCCTGAAGGGTTTCCTTCTTCTTTCCCCTCAACAATCGAAGTTCCCCTTCATTGGGAGAAATTGCTCCGGACTCCACGGCTCCCATGACGGAAGACTCATATCCTCCCCAATCCCCCTTTTCCTCGGCCAGCTTCAAGCTCGTCTCAAAAGTCTGCCTGGCTACGCCCAGCTGATGCTTGGCCGCCAGCCCCCAATAACGCTCCGGCAGACTCGCTTTCACGGAATCCCTGGTGGCTCCGGCCTTCAAAGCATTCTCCGGGTGGAAGAAGCTCCCTCCCAGCCCTTCAATCTTCTGTCCGAACTCGTAAGCCAAATCATCTAGTTTCCCCTGGCGGATGGAACCGTCCTTCTCAAAAACGCTCCCATCCGTTCCAGGAGCATAAGCCAGCATCTTGGAAAACTTTGCGTCGGACTCGTCCCGGATGCGGCGCAGCTCCACCTCCTGGCGCTGCATCTCCCCGAAATCGGAAATCCTGGCAAACGCCTCGGCGCTCCCCTGGACTGCTTCTTCGGCCTTCTGGACGGACGCGCCCAGCATCTGCCCCTGGTCCCCGTTGGCAGCACGGGCGGCGGTACCGGGATTAGCCTTCGCCGTCTGGAGGGACGGCCCTCCGTACAATGGAATCTCTTTCATCTTGCGTAACTGATTAACTGTTCAATAGGAAAAACATGCACCTTGGGGCCGCGCAAAAACCGCTGCCAGGCCACATGCGTAAAACCTCTCCGGGCAAACTGCTGTGCCAGGCGGGCCAGTTCCCGCGGCTTCCCGGCGGCCCACCACACAAACAGGCACATCTCCGGAAGCGGCGGAATCTCTTCAGGCGGAAAACACATCTCCACCAGCTGGTCCACGGGAAGAACCAGGCACACCTCCTCCGGGGAAACAAAAGCCAGCCCCATGGAAGCGCAATCCCGCACATCCGTCCACAAATCCCGGCCCACCTCCGCATAAGCGGCCACGGTTGCATCAAAAGCATTCATCATCTCAAGAAGGGGTTAAACTTCTGCGCGTAATTATAAAAGCTGAAATCACTCCTGGCCGGACTGGCCGCCCAGGACCCCAGCTCCATCATGCCCAGGCGCGGATCTGCCGTAGAACCGGGAAACACGCTCCCGGCCAGCCCTCCCAGGTTATATCCGGCAAAAGCTCCCTGGGCAGCCGTCGTGGAACCGAAAGCCCCCAAGCCGGCGCCAATGCCTCCAGCCAGGGCGCCCACCGCCTGAATCCCCGTGGAAACCAGGGCTCCATTCGCCGCGGACCTGTAAGCCGCCGCCTGGTTCTGCGCA